CAAGTACGATATTTTGAGGCAATACATGCTCGACTACATTGAAGAGAAGTGGCCCAGCTTGGTGTTTACTGCCTCTCAGCGGTTCCAAACCTACTCTCAGCTTGTTGCGAAGTTCTCAATTATTACTGAGAGTGGAATTATTGTGACTACACTGAAGGAGCTGATGGCAGAGAGATCTGAGCTGAAAGAAGAGAAGAGCGAGTTTGATGGAAAGTCTTATTCTTTCATTCGGGGCACTCGAGAGTATTGTTCACTGCCTGGTTATCGTGCACAAGCAGATTCGTATTTCGCAGTGAAGTCTAGAATGGAGGAACTCGACCAAGCAATTGCCCTCATGACACATTCTATAGAGAAGTCCAAAATGGATCGCATCTGGACAGAGTCGGGAGCTGCTATGGAAGTGGGTTCAGTAGAAGAAGAAAAGGTTCTTGTTCGCGAAAATGTTGTTGATGTAGGAGGAGATTTTGAGAACACGTCTTTCGTCGGTTCTACTCTCGATTTGGCTCGTCCTACTCGTCTTTTGCCTACTGACTTTATTATGAGACCTATCAAGATCGCGCAATTGGCAGTTGCTTTGAATACCAATGTAGGACAACAGTACAACATCTGGAATTTGCTTTCTCTGGATCCGTCCGTGAGATCTAAGTTAAGGAACTATTCGCTGTTAAGAGCTGACTTGGAAATTACAATCGAAGTAGCCGCTTCACCTTTTCATTTCGGAAGATTGATGATTAGCTACATTCCTAAGCCAGCGTCAAATGAGATTTGCACAGCTATCCTTGGGTCTGCCAGTGCTTACCGTTTCCAATTGTTGCAGTACTTGTCACAACAGATAGGGTCAAGAGTGATCGACTTTAGGGAAAATAAGCCTTTGGTTATTACTGCTCCCTACGTCAACTACCAACCTTTCTGTCGACTGTATGTTCCTGGTTCTGCGACCTCATTGGGGACTGGAACCTCTATTCCTGATCTTTCCACCATGGGAACATTGTGCATTTACACTCTCAACCAGCTCAAGGCGTCAAATTCTACAGCTCCAACCTCAGCACTTGTCTACATTTATGCGCGTTTTGTCAATGTCACTCTGGCTGGTCCTACCGCTTCCCAAACGGCCATTACCACTGAGTCTGGAGAAATGAAGACAGGTCCTGTGGAACGCACAGCCACGTCATTGGCAGTTGTAGCGGATGTCTTGTCAGAAGTACCAGTTTTTTCACCTTGGGCCCAGGCCAGTTCGGTCATTTTGCGTGGAGCTGGTAAAATTGCAGCCATGTTTGGTTGGTCTGTTCCAAGAATTGAACCATCAATTTCTCCGCTACAGTTGGTTTACAATGATCCGTACACTAGCAATGCTGTGACTATCGGCAGATCTCAAGCGCACAAGATGGCTTTTGATCCGCTTCAGGCAACGGGCGTTGACCCACGAATTGTAGGTATCTCAGAAGATGAACTAACTTTTGCCAGTATTGCTAATCGTTTGGGTCTCTTGGACACTTTCACTTGGTATCCTTCAGATACTCCTATGTCCACGATTCTTTGGTCTGCTGCCGTGGTTCCAAACAACAATGTCTTGGGTCCCATAGCTGCTGGAACAGCGTTTGTCCAACCAACTCCTATTTCGTTTGTTTCGTCATTGTTTGATTTTTGGTGTGGAGAAATTGAGTACACTTTTGATTTTGTGGCGTCAGCTTTGCATCGAGGGAAAGTGTTGATTCAAGTGGAACCTAACATCGCTCAATATGCCTTGATAACAGCAAATGTGCAGTTGAACAAGCAGTACTCGTTAGTTTTGGATTTGCAGGAAGCTCAAAGGGTCTCTATTTGTGTTAAGTGGCTACAACCTCGCATGTGGTTACGTGTGCCCCAAATGCAACTAGCCAACAGGTCCGTTTTTTCCACTCTCACTCCCACTGCATTGCAGGGTTATGCCAATGGTTATGTTTCAGTTACACCTTTCACAACTTTGCAGTCCCCAGATGGTTCTTCTATAGCAGTCAATGTGTTTGTGCGATCGGGAAACTTACGCGTGAATCAACTTGACAATGTTTTTGTTGCACAAACTCGAGCTTTCACACAATCCGGTTTCTTTCCTGAGGATGTGACTTGCAAGCAGATGGGAGAAGCTGTCTTGGACATTGGCATCCAAGCGACTCTCAATTTTGGTGAGCAACCAGTATCATTTCGCTCTTATCTCAAGAGATTTGCTCGTACCAACAATGATCAGACACTCGTAGCGGCCATTAATTCAGGTTACGTTTGGCGTCCCTCAATTTATCCTTCCATTGCTGCCAATTTCGGTGGAACCGCTGCTCGACCAGATGTTCTTTCTTATCTCCGATATGCTTTTTTGGGAATGATTGGTTCTGTGCGTAAGAGATTGGCTGTCACCGGAACAAATTTCACTGCCATGGACAGAGTTACTGTGACAATGAACGAACCTATAACAGGAGTTGGCACTAATACTCCGGTTCTATCCAGTGCTCGTCCTGCGGGAGACGCAAAAGGTACATTGGCTTTCGTTCCGTCCACCCAAGGAGGAATTGAGGTTGAGTTGCCAATGTATTCAAACAATTATTTCTTGCCCTCGGGCATCTCATCTACCAGTACTATAAAAGGTGGCTTTGATACGAACTTTGATCCTTTTTATTCAGACAGCTACTCTTGGTACTTTTGGTCCACATCGTCAGGGACAGATGTTGCGGGACTCGTTGAAGAAACAGCAGCAGCCGAGGACCTTATGCTCATGAGGTGGATGGGCGCCCCGTTCTTCTCTACTACCTTTTTTTAAGGTGGTGGAGAAGGACATCTCTTTTTTATACATTCCTATTTTCTCATTGAAGGAGATCTATCCAAATGTAAAACAAATGCATATGTGAAACTCATTGCTTAAGTTTGGAGGGGTCAATACTCTTTGAAAGCCGAAAATAAAACCCATGGGAAACGATGCACTTAACTGTGTGTACGACTCATGGGCCTGGGTGGTGCTAGGTAAAATCTATGAAAAGTAAATTTGTTCTCAAGTTACACGGTACTTAAGTGTATTGTGGTTATCACGCTTAATCATAGGACCGAGAAGACGGTATATAAGATGGCTCTGCTCATGCAGACACTTCATGATTTAATGCGTGAGCAACTTGTCTAGTGGATCCTAATGAGGACACTAGTAGGAGAAGTTTTG